TTTGGTCCATTGTCCTCCCATCTCCACTCCATCAGTACGGTATTTCTTTCGATACACTCCCATGGTGTTGATTCGCTCCGCTTGGCATCCGCTCATTTGAAGGAATCCACATATTGATTTGGTGAGTGCATTCGCTGAGTTATCCTGCCAATTGGTGAGGAATGAATCTATGTATGGCATCTTCGGATACTTTGCTCGTGTGAGAGCTCGTTCGAGGTCCTTGATTCGTTCTTTGTTTTGTTTGGTCATTTCGTTATTTTTTTAAATGTTGCTCTACATCTATATTCATAATCAAAGTTTTTTACTTTAAAATCTGTCATTGCATATCCATAGTTCATATAAATATCAATGTAGTTTTCTTGTGTTTCAATATATAGTTTAATCGCTTCCTCAGGTGTGCATTTGTACATTTTGCACCATGATTCAACAGTGTATCTGCATATTGAAGCTATTGCACCAAGTTCTTCACCTGATTTTAATTTTTTTTTTGTTGGTTTATATATCATATCTCCTTTGCTTTATTGTTTAACTCATCCCAAATATCATCCTTTGGTTTCTCAACCTCCACACCTGGTATACTCAATTCAAAGTATCTTCCATTGTGATTCCTTCCTTTACTCATGGTGTATCCTTTCACATTGGCGAATTCAGCTACCCACTTGAGGAACTTCCTTGATTCCAATTCTTTGTATCCATTGAATTCGGATGTGAATTGTTGCATCACTCCACTGTTGTAATGGAAGATGTTGAGCGCAAGATTTCCCTCCTCAGTCCAATCATAAAAATCTTTCGATGTTGATTGGATGAATCTCTTCGCATCGGCATTGATTGAGATTGATTTGGTCAATCCATTGGATAGGAAAGATTGAAGATTCTTAATCATGTAATTGTCAAAGCGAATCCAATCATCATCACCCCATGAGTCAAAGAGCAATCTTCCGTACTCATCCAATGGTGATCGTCTTGAATGGAAGTATTGAAAGAATTCAAGCTCATGCCTTCTCCGGTCATGAGAGCTTCCTGCTCCACTTATCACATAGTTAGTTGTGATTACAATCTTTGGTGATCTCTCAAATGGGATAAATATCTCATCCTTATTTTTTCGGTTGACCGTGATTCCTTCCGAGATGATTGAGAATAATTGCTCAAAATCAAAGTTCCGTTTCACATCATCGAATGCAAGAATCTGAGAATCTAAGTTAACTCGCTGATAAACGAAATCGCTCTTTCCAGGATTGAATGCCTTTCCATCAATCTTCACTACTCTTCGGAAGTATCCAAGAGCTGCCAACATCAATGACTTCCCACTTCCCCCATTTGGATTGTCATCAATCTCTTGGTCATTGAAGATGATTGCCTTTTGGTCGGTCTTATCTTTGAAGGAATGAATTAGATATCCCAAGGTTGTTTCAAGCGACATGATTCTCACATCGTCATTGGCAGATACCTTTTTAACGAAATCCTCAAAGTCATTTGTTGAGTCCTTGATTGGTGTGAAATCACGTTGAATGATTTGATTCTCCCAAATGTATCCATCCACATCGATATAACTCATGACCTTGACATCATTCTTAGATACTTTCACCACTCCATTCTTGAATGGGATGAATGATGAATCCTTTGTATCCTGGAGCATGAATATATCAATCGAGTCAATCATGTTCAAGTGATTCTCATTGAAGAGATATGGTGAACGTGAGCAGTAATTCCAAACATTGACCTCATTCTTATCGAGAAGGTAGTTCAAAACATAATCTTTTATTTGTTCAGTTGAACTCAATCGCACTTTATTCTCCTTAACCCTCACAAATGTTGGTCGTTCAGCATTCTCCGGATAGTATTTGTTGAATCCACTCTTCACCAGGAACTCACTATATTTGATTGGCTCAATTTGGATTCCTTTTTTTGAATCAACCATCCAAAACACATCATCACCGGATGCAATCTCTTCCTTGATATCATCGATAATGTCATCAGCGACTCCCAACTGTTTCTTGATATCATCCTTTGTGATTCCCGACTTGAGTTTTTGTTTGACCTTATGGAAGGTATCCTTATCTTCAAAGTATTTTGTTGAGAATGTAGCCTTTTTATATGCTGAATTGATGGATGTTACCATCTCACCATGATTGAAGCTCGTGCCTTGACAATACTTTGTCCATATGTATTGTTCAGTGGTTGATTTATCAATGCCATATTCACACATCACACAAGCCAACTTGAAAACAAAGTGATTTCGACTGCCTTCCTCGAATCGACATCCATGGTCAAAGCGTTCAATCAATGAGATAATCTTATCCTCATCATTCAACACGCAGGTTGGTGTACGTTCAGTGTAATTGTATCCCTCATCGGTTTCAATTCCCTCCCATACTTGACAAAACTCATTGAAGTATATTTTCGGATCGTACGATTCAAAACAAACACGAGATACATTTGAATTCTTAACATCAAAATAGTCCGATTGGAAGTATTTGCCGAATGCGGTGAATCTTCTCTTGTGTTCCAACTTATCTGATTTGGGAATACTAATCACCGCCTTCAATCCATTTCCTCCTGGAGAGGTGAATACCATCATGACGTGCTTATCATCAATCAAACGAGCTCTCTCCTCATTCATTTTTACTTTGGAAGGATATTGGTCAAAATCCAATACACATAATCCGGAATGCTCAACCAATGAATTGTCATTCCTTTCAGAGAATATCCCATTGAACATTATTGCATTCAAGGATGACTTCAATCGGTCATGCTCCGGATCACTCTTTTCGAGTTTTCTGATTTTTGTTATTTTGGAAATCAATTCAGGATTCCCAACTTTTATCCTGGTATATATTTCGTGAATTGTGAGCTCATACGGTGTATCTTTTGAGCTAAAAAGATTTTTAAAAACTGATACTTTCAACTTACTGCATTTAAAGTGAAAAATCCCCTTGGATGTTCGTGAATGCAGCACTACTAATCCAAGAGGATTCTAATAATTTCCTTTTTGTCTCTGCATTTGACATACAAATATAACAATTATTCAATATAAAAGTTTTATTTGTTTAAATTTTTAACTAAAATATGACGATTCGTGACAATGTTTTAAAGTTATCGTCACGCCTATATCCTAATGTGGGATTGACTTTGAGCTAAAGCGTGACGATGTGACGATAAAAAAACTCGATGCCCATTCCTAAAAAACGACTTGTTGTATAGAGTAGGTATATAAGAGCATCGTCATATCGTCACGCATCACTGCTCAAGAGCTCCTCATATTCATTCCTCAACACTCTTCTCTTGATTGCTTTGAGCTGATTATACGACCTACATTTGAGAATCTCATCACGAAGGAATCGCAATTTTTTTACATTAGCACTTCCGTTCAGCTCATCGATATCATCTTGAATCACGGTAATGTAATATAGATCACCGCTTTCAATTGCCCAATTGTGTTGGTTGATATTATGCATGACTGTTGCATGACCTCGATTGAAATACTCACCGATTCCATGAAATGGGAGATTTAATGCTCTCAGCTCTGCCATGAGATACCTTCTTCTCATTGTCAACACCTGGTGTCGACTTATTACATCCAATTTATCACGTTGGATGATGTGCTTGATTGCTTTGATTTTGTCGTTCTTTGTCATTTTATAAAGTATTTCTTATTAATATCTCTCTCCACCTGGTATCCTAACTGCTCATACATCTTGAGATATCTATATACTGATCGTTCACCGATTTGAAGATATCTGCTCATCGTGTGGATGTGTCGAGGTTTCTCCTTTAGGAATTCAATGAGCTTGATTACTCGCATGATTCGATGCTGATTCATACCGGCTCAACTTTAAACTTTCCAACAACACACAACCCTTGATTCAATAGCTCCGATTTCTTCCAATAGCACAATGCCTTGGATGGGAAGGTCCAGGATTGGATGACTGTTTTCCCTGAGCAATAACTTAATTTATACATAGCGTGATAATTTTAATGATTCCTAAAACTGCTGCCATTCCTAAACTTATGGCAATTCCAAGCATTGAAGCTTCGTAGTTTTCTTTTCTTTTGTAGCTCATAACTTTTCAATTTCGTTTTTTATACGTGTCCAGTACCCTAAATAAAAGGTTTTCATTAATGGGTCTGTATGCGTTATTACTTGGTGTTCTTTTATCATTTCGTTAGCTACCATTAAAGAAATTTTTTTAGCTTCTTGAATAGTAAGTTTTTCAAACGTACATAAAGACGTTTTTATTAAATCATTGCACTTGTCTATTGGTGTCATAACGTCTGATTAAATTTAATTTCACAAATTCTTTTGTACAATTCCTCATTGAATGTACCTCTGATTGTTTCTGCGGATGACTTGGTTGTCCAAAACCTTTTCATCCTTTGTAGTTTAAATACCATACTCTTCCCAATCTATTTCATCGTTATCATTTCCCCAAGTGTATTCGTTTAGGAAATCTCTCTCATCCATTAGGCATTCAATCATGGAAAGCATCCATTCTTTATATCCTGGACCGAACTCCATGACCTTATCGGTTGGCTCCTCATCAGTCCACCATACTCCATCCACCATCTTGATGTCAATGTCATATCGAGCGGTTTCAAAATCGTAGTTGTTTTTCCACCAATCAATCTGAACGATGAAGTATATATTTCCAATCTTATAATGAGCTTCCATTGAGCAGTTGTCCACATCCATGAAGTCCAAATCAATTCTCTCTACTTCTTTTTTCCAATTCATTTCGCTGAGTGTTTAGTTATTAATTCCCCATACTTCTCTAATACGGGGCTTTGGGTTTGTTTTTCTTCGATTTGCGGGGCTTTCGGTGAACTCGCATAGTTTGGTTGCGTTGCGGTAAAGTAAAGCATTACAGTCCAAAATAATGTGAATGCAATTACACCCCCAAGGATGTCCTTTTGATTTTCGTTTAAAGTTTTCATATTCCTCTTAATTTACATACTAGTTTATGAACAGCTGACCATCTTGCAATTTGCATATCCGTAATTGGATCATGCATTCCAAGTTTATCAATACATTCCATCATTTCGTTCCATAATTGCTTTTCCTCTGCAATCATAATTTGAATCATTTCTTGTTTTTTCATTGCGTGTTTTTTAAATTTATACTGCGAATATCGTAATAAGTTTCATTTCTGCAAAACTTTTTTAACTTTTTTTTCAGTTTTGAACAAAATTAATTGTGAATGCTATACCCGATGGGGTATTCATGTGTGGGGAATTCACTTAATTATACCCGATAGCGTATAAAATAGGTATGATGTATAGAATTTATACCCGAAAGGATATAATAACTTGTACAAAAAAGCACATTATAATATGTTTTCGGCCTTTATAAAGCCACTTATGATAATTATAATATGCAAAATCACATTAAACTATGATTTGGCCAACTATACAATTGACAATAAATTAAAATAGTGGCAAATGTTTGTCACAAAACAAAGGTAAATTGTGACGTTTTTTGTAATAGAACAAGGGTAAATGTCCGATAAAACAAACAGAACAAGGGTAAATGTCCGCTAGAATGTCAAGTTGCTTGTCACAAATACTTGCTAAATATGTGACAAAAAAAAGAGGTACCGTTTCCGATACCCCCAATTACACACGCTAATGAGTTGCTAATTTACAAAGGAAATTTGATTGAATCGATACTTTTGTACATTTTTCTTATGCCTTCCCTCTTTATTTCTTTGCAGTTGATTTTCAAAATACGACCTCCCGTTGGTTTGATGGGAGCTCCACGCTCAACGTGCCATCCTTTGGAGCCATCACCGTATTCCTCTTTATAAGTTCCGGTAAGCATGAGGTGAATGTTTTTGTGATGGTTGACATATCCATGCTTGGGTGAATGAATCACTGTATCTCTCACATCGTTTCGACAAGCATTCTCATGGATGTGGCCCATTGAGAAGATATCGAAGTCCTCGTATGTTTCCAATGCCCTGGTCAAGTTGATTGCTCCCTTGGTCACGATACCTCCACCACCTGAGCCATGGAAGTATTTTAATTTGGTTGTAGTGATTGAGTTGGTATCATATGCCTGGCGAAGTATCAACCATCCACCATATCCTCCGGTCATCACATTACTTCCATTCTTATAGTTTAGTAGGTCAACAAATCGTTGAAGGATGTCGGTTTCTTGATACTTAATGATTGCGGTTTCATGATTTCCGTATCCGATGACAGTAAGGATGTGAGCGTATGGTGAGAACCATTCAACTGCGGTTTCAACGATGCTATCCAAATACTTTGCGTTGTTGTGCTCAGGTCGGATGTCGGACTTGTTGCCTCGCTTATCACCTTTCCCTTGCATCAAACAAAAGAAATCACCATTCACCATGACCTTGATATCATTCTCAAGGCAGTAATCAAAATCTCTTTTCAATAAATCCCAATCGCATTTTGGATTATCCCAGTGAAGGTCGGACATCATTGCAAGTTGAACGGTTGCTCCATCAAGGTGAAGCTCGTGAATGTTTTTAGAGTGCTTTTTTAGCATATTGGAAAAGGTATTTGGTGAATAATCCGAGTCCAAATCCTATGACAAACAACCAAATATTCGCCTTCCCCTTTTTCTCGCTCTTATATTTGGCAACTTCCACCTTTTGAATTTGGCGGATAGTATCTCTTTTCAATTTATATTCAATCTTTTTTTCCCACCTGGTCTTGGGAATGTACTGAGTTTTCCAAAGTACAACCGTATCCTTTTGAGTGATGTATTTCTCCCACACAATTTCGTTATTCACGATCACGGGAAATGAATCAACCGATGTGATGCGAAGTGTATCGGATACCTCCTCACATTTATATCCTTTTTTGATTGCTTTGTTCAAATGATGTTCAGCTGAACACGATACCAGGAGGATGCTAAAAATTAATGTACTTAGTTTTCCCATTTTGCTTGATTGCTTTAAGGACTTGTTTGCGATTTCTTGCTTTGCTGTATGAAACGTGTACCCACGATGGCTCTTTATCCGTTCCAAATTCCCAAATCAATTGGTCAAAGATTAGATTGTCCTTGATGAAATGAAATCCTTTGCTTCCGATGTTGATGTCCATTGCCTCGCCTAAACAATGTTGTGACGTTTTAGAGCCACCACACGCTTTGTTCACTGCGATGCTTCTATATCCTGAGTTGATTCTGATTGGCTGTCCCATATGAGCTCTCAGTGGCTCGAATACCTTCTCACATAATAGCTTGGCACGTTCAATTTCGAACTCATTCATCTTATTAAGGATTGAATGGTTGGTTGCGGTACCGGATGCCTCGAATTCTGCGAGTGTAACGTGCTTACTTAAATTCATCGAGATTGGTTTTTGTCCTGGTGATAAATTTGCGAAGAGCTGCGAGTACATTCTTGCCGGTCACACTCTCATATGATTCGTTGATTGACTTTATTTCAACCATCACGCAAAAGAATGCGAATACTTTGGTCATTATAAGCTCAACCGAGATGAACTGAGCGATGATATCTCCTGCGATATACTTCTCAATCAAGAAGGTGAACATAATCGCTCCACCGTAAAGTAATGACTTGGAGATTGTGTCTGATAATCTGCGAGATTGGAACGCTTTCCATCCTCCTTTTTTCACTGATCGCCAAATGCCGAAGCAGGTATCAATTGTGATGGCTAACATTGCTAAATAAATCATAGGCATGACCGGTGAAAGTACCGCCCAAAAAGATGCAAGTAATATCAACGCATTCTGCCTCATAATACCAGGATTGAATTGTTATAACCATTATCCGTTGGATATCCGCAAGTCCATGTACCATTCATGTAACAATTCCCCACACACATATGACAATCAATCTGAGGTCTTAAATCAGTATCACGATTCTCAGTGCTTGTGAAGATTGGATACAATGCTTTGTTCTTCACCAGGTACTTAATCAATCTCATTTCAAAGAATGATGCCTTCTGAGCATAGTGTTCCATGCCAAATGCAACCTCTGAACGTGATACACTGGATGAGTTATCACCGAATTGAGTTTGAAGTCCTTTGTTTTTCAATTGGTAGGTCAATCCAAATACTGCATCCTCAGCTGAACGCCAAGCAATCACCGGTTGAATGAATGCCACCAATATTTCCTCATCGGGATCTAATGTTTGAGCATTGTACTTGGTCAATAAATCTTCATAGAATACTGTTCCAAGAATCGGCATCACTCTCAATTGTGCTTGAGTCGCAATGTATGGTGTCACATCAGTCACATCCACATTGGCAGTGATTGGTGTATTTGTTTTGAGGTAAGTTTCGGTGATGAAATACAACATTATGCTTGAGGTGTTTGTGGTTGATTACTTGCAATCACATCTCCCCCCTCCAATGGAGGTAACGATGCCAATGCTCTCACTTCGTTTGGTGTCATGGTATCAAGTACCTTGGTTGCAACCAATGGACTCATGGCATTCAATGCATCTTGAGTTTTGGATGCATCACCCTCCACCTCAACGATTGTTTCATTGATGATTTGGAAGTTGTTGACCATAAAATCTGCGTTGACTTTTGCAATACGAAGTATCTCATTGAAGATATCGGATACCTGCTCTCTCAATGGCATGACCACATTCTTCTCGAATATCACATATGCTTGTTTGATGTCACTTCCTGAGCCAAGTGAACCCGTTGTGCGTACTCCCATCAGTATCGGATCTATTGTATGAGCAAAACAAATCTGCTCAGTATTCAATCCGGATGCTTCTTGGAATAGTTTATCGTTTTGATTGGTTGGAATACTTTCAATCTTCGGCAATTGGTCTTGAGAATTGGCAAAGAATGCGACTGCCTTTCCTGCATTAGCTGCACCTTTCATCTTGTCCATTGTGGAACGAAGAACATTTTTCTCCTCTTCAGACTGTGGTCGCTTAGGGAACATCATTGCGAATGACGGGAACACACTGTTCTGAATGTTGGATTTTGCGAAGTAACTTAACTCACCGGATAGGTAGGCAAAGTTCAAAGCTGATGTATATTTTGGAAGCGGATACCAATCTTGGCCCAAACACTCAACCTCATAAACAAATAATTGACATCGGTCTGAGCAAGTTGGATGATATCTTGGAATGTCACGCACATCGATTCTACTCGCCCAATCATCACAAATAAAATAGTTGTTAGGATTTTGTCCTCTTCTCACTTTGTCGGGAGATACGTTCTTCATGCGTGTGAGCTTCATCTTCTCATCGAAGTACAACTCAAAGTAAACACGATTGTGGACAATCAATTGTTCGGTTGTTATCCGAACTGTCTTTTTTAGGTGAGATTTTTTCTCAAATGTATATAAATCAAGAAGCTCTTGAGGTGTTGAGGTCGTTGCTCTCAATTCAATCCCTCCACCAATTACTGCATTGGTTTTATAATCCACAATGGAACCATGGAGAGGTGATGAGTATACCAATTGGTTGAGGACGCTTGGAAATAAATTCCCCTCACCAAATGGAATCCATCCACTTGTTTGATGCCTCCCATTCACATATGGAAGAGATAAATTCCCTGAGCCAATTCTTCCGAATGGTGTACTGAAGGACTGATATCCTTCCACCACTTCAGGTGATTGTTGTTTTGTTCCAATAAATCGGTCGTACCAAGCCATGTTTAATCGTAGATTGAGTTTTGTATTGCACCACTTACAACCATTCTGCCCTCTTCAATGACGATTCCCGTCGTGTCCTGGATAGATGTTGGTGGAATTGTTGATTCATACACTGAATATGTGTATTGTCCTTTGACCAATGTCACGTCAACCGGCTCATCCAATAGGAACATATTAAATCTTTCCTTCCAA